CTGCTGTCTGCATATCGCTTAGCCATATTAGAAATTTCTCCATTTTCAACCTGTTCAGCAGGGGGCGTTTTAGCGTTTTCCTGTTCTTTACCGCTTACGGAGACTTCAGATTTATTATCATCTAAAATCATGCTGTTGACTTCTTTATCCAAAGATTCAAAAAAGTCTTCAGCGTCCTCTCTTTGACCAGTTACAGCCTCAGCAACTTCAGGGTTCCCTTCAGGAAAGTTATCTGTAGTCATTTTTTCTTCCATAAATTTGCTCCTAATCTAATATAGCATTGATTTAACTATCAACTGCTACTTTTTTCTTTTTTAACAGATGACATACCAGCTTTAAATTGAGATACGGCAGTATCAACTTTCATTCCAAGCTCTTTTTTAGCCATGTCAAATTCGTTTTGCATAAAGCCCCGAAGCATCTTCTGTTGGGCTTTTGTCATATTAAATTCTTTATCCATTTCGCCTTGACCAACGTCAACTCCGTGTCTTATACCTGCTTGAACAATCTGACGTTTCAAAGTATCATTCTCACCGCTGGTGTCTTTTAATGCCTTCTCTAAGTTTTCAACTTGAGATTTAAGCTGTGAGTATACTGATTTACGTTCCATAATTTTCTCTTTACCTCGTATATCAGTTTGGGCTAGCATGGCAATATCGTCAATCAAACCAGATTGATACCATCTAAAATATTCTTCCAACAATGCCCATCTATTAACTGGAAGGGTAGAACCGCCAATTACTTTAACGTCAAATCTGGCAGAAGCGTAATCGTGAAATTTTGTTATAGCCTGACTCATATCATCCCAAATAGGAACATTGATTTCAACTTGTCTGTCTTCCTGTAAACCGCTTGGCTGAGTAATTCTAAATACTTTCTGTGCAGTATACGTTGCCTGTGATAATTGTTGAAAGACTTTTCCAAGGTGAGTTAAAGACGGCTCGACAATAGTTTGCATCCAAGCTTTAACTCTTCTAGTTCCATATTCATCAATAGTCAACATTCCCCTATAAGTATCATGCTGTTGAGTTGGTGCCCCCTGCATTGACGAATATATTCCAGACATATACTCCATATCCTGTTTCCCTTCCTGAGTAATTGAAAAGAAAGCAGAATTGAGAGTGGCAGGCATTACTGGAGTTGGAGGCTGAAACCCCTGTCTATACTTTAATAAGGCACCCGGAGAAGATGAATATTGTTCCCATTCTTCTTCAGGAACGGAACCTTCTTCATACATCCATCTCAGGTTTGAACCCAAATTCGCATTATGCACCATAATCTGATGCGCTTTATTAATCTCCTGCTGTTTGCCGATAAGAGGACTTACGGCACTCATTGGGTAGGGAGTATTGGTATACATATATGGGATAGGAACAATCGGATACTCGTTTATTGGTAGAACATATTCATAAAGCATTATATCGCTTGAAAGAGAACATGACAAATGAACCCGTTCATCATAAAATTTTATGGCATCAAGCAAACTTTCCTTAAACTGTTCATTCTCAATCAGTATCTTAAATTCTTTTTCAGTTACAATCTGATTGGTGGTCTGGGACTTTAATTCTTTCAATTTCGCCTTCAGCATATCCTCACGCTGAGTAATCATTTCGGCAGTCTCTCTCTCAGCCTTTTTCTTTTCAAGTGCTGCTCTCTCTGGGATAATATCACCGTTTTCGAGAGCCGCATCTATCTTTTGCTGTCTTTCCTTCAATGCCACCGTTGCTTCTCTCTTAACGTCATGCAACTGATTTTGTAAATCCCTTTTCAATTCTTCAACTTGCTGAATATTTTGAGGAACCTTCATAAACAAGTTCATATAAGCAACTTTTACCTTAGTGTAAACTTCGTAATAATCAATTATTTCATCTTCACTTCCATCAAGCAAATATGCCTGCCCTCCTATATCGTCAGGCTGAATATTTTGACTAAAGTCAGGATTCCTTTGAGTATATACCTCACTCTGAGGTTGCCCTTTTGCTTTATTTATTTTAAGAGAATGTTCCGGCATCATAGTCAATAACTGAGACTTAGGCAAATCTTTCTTTATGATAATGTAACTGGCATCCCTAAATAGAAAATCACGACTCGATGGATCAACGTAAACGTCAAATGGATCTACCTTCTTAAACAAAACTTCACCCATTCCACGATCTGCATCAGGATCAATATCAAGCATAAAATAACCAACGCCTCTAGTCAAAGCATCTTGTATGATATGAGAATAAAGAGAACCTCCATCGGAAAGATTCCAACAGTAATCGGCTATATCTGAATGAATGGCTGCTATATCCGTATCGCTTCCTTCAGAAGCAACAGCCTGCCAGCGAGGACTTTTTGCCGTTACGAAAAACTTCATTATCTCTATAACTGGAGTTACCCTATTAATCGTAAAAGTAGGCATGCCAGATTCCTCGAGCATCCTTTGTTCGTCTTCAGTCAATTGGTCGTTTAAATAAAAATCTAAAGCTTTTTGCTGTTTACTGCGCCATTGTTGACGAGTACTTCCATTTGCTCTATCCCAAAGAGTCTTATTCGCTTCAGCTTTTTTCTTATTGGTTGTTCTTGGCACTACTTATTCTGCTTTTTTGCGAAAAACTCAGGATGCCTTTTGGCAAATCCAGGAGCATCTACAAAAGACTGCCATACAGACTTGTTTTTTCCGTTACCAGCAAAGAGATTTGTATTTCCCCTAGATTCTAGAGACGCATCTTTCGCTCTTGCTGGTTCTATACTATTGAATAATTGGTCTTTCTTCACTTTTCAAACTCTCCATTATTTGGTTCAACACTTCTCCTCCCCCACCATCAGAGCGACGAATCTCAGTAGCATCTCCCTTAATCGGGTTAGCTCTTACTTTATTTCGCTTTTTCTTTAAATAATCACTATAATATACTAATCGGGTTAAATCATATTGAACTCGCCCAAATGCATCAGAATTGCTATGACTTTTTTCATATTCAGCAGCTACAGATTTATATGATCTTAAAATTTTCCATAAATCTTCTTGCAAGTCTGGTTCGATAGAATTAACTACCTCATCAAAACTAGGGGCAGCGTCTTCTCCCGTTCTCCTCCCATAACTTCGCTCTCGTCCTACAGGCCAAACTGAATGATCACGATTTTTAAGTTCTTTAAAGTGTTCTGGCATTTGACTTACAACTTCCTGCAATACACTAAGCTTTTGCTGGGTTTTAAAATCTCCCCAAAGGTCGTCACCTCGTCTGGCTTGATTTTGAGGAGTTATCGCCTCTCCAAAATAGTCTAATTCCTGTTGTTCAACATAAGAACTTTTTCCCCATATA